TCTAATTTCTGCCCCAAAAGTTGAAGTTTAGTATCTATTTCAGAAAGAGCTGTGGCTTTTTTATCGACCGAACATTCCACTTTTTCTATCCTTGCTTCTAATACTTTTACTTTTGTTTCTAGAGTATTCACTCGTTCGATGTCTGCCACTATGTCACCTCTATTGTGCTAAAATAATTACTCTACCATGACTTTATTTTAATATCCTTTGCTCAATCCTACACCCTGTCACTCTCTGTTACGGTATCTAAGCCATTAGCAAGCTCTGTGATCTTATTGGTAGTCCACGTTGTCTCTGCCATATGTCCCCTCTCACAAACAAAAAGACTCCCTAATTGGGGAGCCTTATAATGCTTTAATATCCTTAAGCATTTCTATCAGCTCTTCATCAGACTTGTTAGTAGTGGATCTACGATCCTTGATTATTTCAGCTTTTATTAAAGAAGTTATTGCTTCTTTCCTATTAAACTTTTTATCAGTACTAACCTCATCTTTGGATATATTGTTAATTTTAGTTGTTTCCTGTTTTACAGGTTTGACCTTTGCACTACATTCGTGTGCTTCTCTACTCTCAGCAGAATCAAACCATTGCTTGCATTTAAAACAGGGGTAAGAATTTTTACTCATATCGTTGCCCCTTATTTCTTTTTTGGTTTTGGCTTTGGCTTACATGGCCCTCGCCCTCTTCCTGTCTTAGCCCCTTTTCCAGCTGGGCCTGTACCATCACGTTTTGGCATATCTTATCCCCTTAGTTCTCTAATCCAGTAATCATTATCATATTGCTGACCTAAATACTGCTGTGCTCTAGTATCTTCCCCAATCTTCTGACATTGCTCTGCCATCTGTTTGGACATATTAGATCGTTCTTTAAGCTTCTCTATAAGTAAGCTGTAATCTTCAAATCCATACAAAAAAATAGGACTATCAATATTAGAAGAGATACTCACTTCAACTGACAATCCTCGTGCAAATCCTAACCAATATGATACACTAGGTCGTTCAAAGGTATACTCACTACCAGAATCCATATCTACTCCGTATAGGGAGATCTTTTTGAATCCAAGGTATAACGCATAGGCTATCATATATGAAATTGAGTTAGTAAAAAATCTGCTATCAAACTTTTCAACTACACTAGCTAGTGGGTAATTAGTCTGATCAATTATAGCACCATCAAAATCAAGTGTTTCATTCTTATGTAAGCAAAAGTATTTATCAATACTAATGTCAGTGTTATCTAGTATTTTGAAAGCGGAACCAACAGCCCATATCTCAGAGCCATTGTGTTCACTACAATCAAACATAGAAAGTGTATTACCAGTACCTAGTATGACTACACTTTTATTCATCGTTTACTTCCTATTAAGGTAATTCAGATGCAAATGCCTGTCCGGTAAAACCAGATCCAGCAACTCCCATTGCAATAAGACCAGAAGAGTTTTTAAATCTTGCGGACTCAAGACAAATTACTTTGTCAGCACTGGCTAGAATTGCAACTTCCAGATCTCCCTGACTACCTTCGGAATACACTGCTCCATCGGTAAATGTAACTGTACCGGGATTAGTACTTGTATTCTCAATAAGAATCTGGAATTTATCACTTGATACATCAGTGACATCCAGTGTGTGTGCATCCGCTGCTGCTAGTGCAGTTGCTACTACTGCAATTCCAGCATTATATTCGGACATTTTAGCTATTGCTATTGCTGCCATTTAGACCTCCGTTATTTTTTATATTCCACACAGCTATTACATAGTGCGTGTCCATAAGTAATAGGGCATTTTCCACAACCTTTAGGGTTCCTGCTCTTTACTTCTTCTACTTTAGGCTCCTTAACTTTAGGAGCCACAACTTTAGGGGCTTTAGGAACTTCTTCCTTAACCTCTTTAACAACAGGAGCTTTAACCCCTGCTGTTTCAGTTTTCTTAAACCTTTCAGCCATAATTTAATCCTTTAAACTTAACTTTCAGCTCCAGCAGCACATGTAAGAGCAGCAAGAGAATTTGGACGTACAACTTTTCCACCATATACAACTAGAGATCTAAGGTTGTCACCAAACTGATCTGTAGATCGAAATCCTTCAGGAATCATAAGCTGTTCTGCAAAGGCAATTGAGTCATTTCTAAGAAAGAACATAGGCTGGTAGTAAGTAGTCCCACTATGGACAACGTTATTGGATTTAAAGATTGAAAATCCATAATACTCACCTACATAACCTGTAGACAGCACTTCACTGTTATCTGTGTCTTTAGTAATTTTTGCAAGAGCAAGCTTCTGCGCAAACCATGGGGGAACTACTGCAACTCTTCCAGTCTGAGGACAGTTAGCTTCATCCATTTTCTGTGCAACAAGAGAAAGGTAAGTTGTCACATTCGCTGAGGTGATTGATATAGGAGATCCAGTTGTACCTAGATCGGCTGTGATTCCAGCTTCGGATATAAGTCCTGCCATGAAACCATCCATGTTTTCTGCAAGAGCTCTACCAATATTACCTGCAATTTTACTCATTACACTAGGTTTTGCCTGTGCAACATCAATATCTTCAACAAGAAGAGCACTGTATTTCTGCTGATCTATCAGCATAAATTTACTTGCATCCGTAGGAGTGGCATAAGTAATAGGTGTTCCCTGTTTATAATCAGATACTGTAACATCACCAATTTCATTGATCTTTACTTTATCCCCATAACCGGATATTTCACCTTCATAATCTCTGTTCATAAGTTCGGAAAGCACAAGCTGTTTAGTGTACTCCATGAAAATTAAGTCCGACCATATTGTCGGTTTAAACTCTTTTAAAGCCATTTAAGACCTCCGTTTTATTTTTATTTATTAAATAGCCTTAGCTATTCTTTTCCATATATTTTACTAAAGCACTTTGACGAGCTTTAGGATCTGCTATTAGAGAAATATCCTCTAATGTGTTACTTTCTCCACCTGAGCCTTTTGACCCATGACTTGCTCCACCAGAATTTACAGGTACGCGAATCATCTTTTTTCCGAGAGTTGTAGTTGGAAAAATTCGTTCCCAGTCTTCAAGAGGAATATGACCACCATCATGATACACATTAATATTCTGTATCCCATTCTCGCCATACTCTATTTTAGCTTTGTTCTTAAATCCTTCAAAGAAATATTCATCTGCATCTACACCCATCTTAGACAATGATGATCTAAGTTTGTTTTCAGCAAGATAATTTTGGTACTTTGACTGATATTCTCCACTAGTTTTCTTTTCCTGTTCTAATTGCATTTTGAGTGAGTTTACTGTAGGTGTAATTGTCTCTTCATAACTTTTTTTTCCTTTTAAATACTGTTCGGATAGCTTATGTTGAAACTCTTCATCATCTTTAGTAGCTGTACTCTTGTAAGTATCAATCTCAGACACCATGTTATTGTATGTGTCAATATTGAACTCTTTTCCTTCAAGGAAACTATACTTGTCCTGATACTCTTGCATTTTAACAGAAAGATCTTTTTTCTCATTGAGAATCTGGTCTCTGTTAGTCCTTAAACCTTGTGTGAATTCTTCATTTTGTTTCTGAAGATACTCAGAAAAGGTATTTTTAACTACACTAATGTCGGCTCCTTCCTTCAAGGACGGCGCTAATACTTCTTCAAAAAAATTGTCTGGCATAATAAACTCCTAGTTTTTTGCCTCGTAAAGAGAAATTAAATATAAATTTTAAAAAGAGAGGTCTTCTGACTTCATTTCTAATTGCTAATTGTTGGTAAAGAGTTGTTAACATATTTTCCACAGGAACTTGTGCATAACTTTTCTTAACCATTACTAGAAGTATATACTACTTATTGGTGTGGAACACACACAGTACCAAAATAAAAAAACCTCCCGATTAAGGAGGTTTAAATTATTGAGATTATTTATTATATTAGGTTATTCTTTCAATTTATATGTAAGAATTAATAACTACTTCTTCTTCGATCGAAGCTGTGGTTACAAATCACAGGAAGAACACTTTTTGATATTTGTCAAGTACTTTTTTATTCTGGATGAAAATAATAAGTTGTGGTCTTTCCTTTGCTTTTATCCCACATAAAACACATGGCTTCTCTCAATTGCCCATAGCCCTTTGAAGCGTGCCAAGCATCTAAAGGCACTAGAGAGGGGATTACTATTTCCCGTATTCCATGGGACTCCTTAACCAATCTAGTATTTTTTTCAGAGTACCCATGTAAATGCCCAATATTCCATTCTCTAAATTTTGTCTCAGAAAAATCCACTGGCATTTCTTGTGCCATCAACATTGGTAATGTATTCCTAACCTCATTATTTCCATGAGTAAATCCTATCAATGTTTTACCAAACCGGACATACTTTCTCTGTGGGGGAGTATTGTCTATAGTCACATAGTCACAATCCCTATACCATGCAGACAGAAAGTTCCCTAAGTACCACAATCGTTGCTTATCATGATTCCCTGAAATGCATACTACCTCCACTGGGGCTATCTGTGCCAATTTATCTATCTGCTTAATCCATAACTGTTCCGCTACTAAATGGGTTTTCTTAAAATTAGCATCCTCATCCTGTGGTGTGTTTCCATAAGTAGTATTAGCTTCTGAATTAACATTAAAAAAGTCATTCCCAATTGGCAATAAATACTTCCCTACTTTTCCTATTGTATTCTGTATGAAGTAGTCCACTGTTTCATCAAGGAGATCAGAAGCTACATTTATGTCATAATTGCTTCCCCTAGTCTCCTCGTCCCATGAAGCTTGTCCAAAATGGAAATCCATGATGTTTATCTGTGCCATAATATCTTCTACATTTATTCTTTCTCTTAGAGGGGGTAGACTTGGCACAGAATAATCCCCCAACAAAGCTTTAAACCTATCAACATATTCTTCAGCAGATATCTTACTCTGATCCTTTAATCGAAATTTACAATCACAAATAAACCAAGGATTCTTTAGATTTGAACTAGACCTAATATTCTGGGAATAAAGCTCCCACACATTAGTGTCTATGTCTGCCCACTCAATTAATTTCTCAGCACTATTGATTTCATAAGATGTAAGAGCAATTTCCAGATTATTATCAGTCTGCTTCTTAGATTTTAAAATAGTCTCTTGTTTAAATTGCTCTGTCTCCTCTACAATATTATCCTCTTCCTCTAAAAGATCTTTAGCAGACCTACAGTATCTCTTAAAGGTCTCTTCTGATATCTCCCCAAACTCTGCAACATAAGAACTGTACAGGGGGTACAAATCCTTGGTGTTTTCAATCTTACCCTCATGTTCTGATATTATCCAGTCTATTCTGTCTGTCAAATTTCTCTCTCCTTCTATACTTTAATACTTAAAATTCTTTTCTCTGGAAAAATTAGATGGCATATGTCAGAGTTATGTTTAACATAGTCTTCTCTAATTTGTAGTAGATGGGAATCTAAAGTGTCAATATCAATGTCAAATGTTGAATTATACTCCTTAAGCTGATTTACCATTGGTATAATATAGGAATCTCTAATGTAGTGCTCCATTACTGTATGCTCATAGAATATCCCCTTTACAGAAAGATCTCCTAAGTTCTCTGGTAAATTATTTATATCTAGTTTAATTGGAGACACTACAGTGCGGATCTTAGTGCCATTTGGAAAAACAATTGTTAGGTCTGAAAGTTTAATTGTCACTTGTTCCTCCACAAAATAAGGGTCAACCTTAAAAAGATGTGTAAATATATGAAACCTACGCAATCTATCTGAATTATTTACCCCTCCCACCCAAAGTATATCTCCCCCACTAGTTCCTCTATCTAGCTCTACTGCTAAATCATAAGCCTTCTTCATTTGTGAGTATGATTTCCCTATAGTTTTTGTGCATGACACATTCTGGTACTTTATCAAATCCTCCAAAATCTTGTCTAATCCTTTAACGTCTTCCATTCTTTCTCTCCTCTTCCTATTTATTAAATACTCAAACCTTTACTTCTCAACTGAGACAGAGTTAGTTTACTCCCTGAATTGTAAAACTTATCAATGGCAATGTCAGACTGCTTAAAAGCATTATATCTAACACTCCCTAGAACATCTCTCTGTACACTATTTGGTTGTCTCATAAACCAACTATTGTAGCTCTCAACCTCAGATAATTCCC